CAGTGCGGCGTGCAGGCGCTCGAGGAGCTCGACGGCAAGGGGATCTACACGGTCACCAAACTGCTGCAGAAAGCTGAGGGTGACCTGGCCGATGTGGTGTTCGCGGCGCGCGATGCGCTGGCGGCGTACGACACCCAGCAGGCGGACCAGAACTAAGGGCGACACCGGCCGGGCGACGCGCCCGGCCGTGGAGGAGCGACACGATGGTGGGAACGACCGAACTGCCAGCCGCCTCGCGGCGAACGACGAAGACGCAGCTGATCACCGAGGCAACGAAGGCCATCACGGATGCGCTCGGTGATCGTCTTGACCTCCAGCACGAGGTGGGAGGATCCACACGCGATCGAACTGCCCGCTTCAAGGTGCCGTCCGAGACCAGCTTTTACTCCCAAGAGTTCCTGCCGGCGCCCGCGATCGCCGAGATCGGCGACGCGCTCATCGCGAAGTGGCCGGAGCTCGGCGGGCTCGAAGACCTGACGATCAAGTACGAGTGGAAGAAGAAGGGCGGCACGAAGGGCGGGAAGGCCACGCTCGGCAAGTGCAGTAAGGTGAGCGGTCTCACGGCGTACTACAGCGACGCGGATTTCGTGATCTGGATCGCGGCCGACAACTGCCGTGAGACGAAGATCACGGTCGGTCAGATGGAAGCACTCGTCTTTCACGAACTGAAACATATCGAGGTGACGGAAGACGAAGAAACCGGGGAACTGGGCTACGCCGTCCGCCCGCACGACGTGGAGATGTTCTACGACGAGGTGATCCGCTACGGACTATGGAAGCACGACCTGAAGGGCGCGGATGAGGTCTTCGCCCAAGCCCGGCTCGACCTGAACGGCGAAGGCGAGTAGCGGCGATGGCGTGGGTTGAATCGCATCAGGAGATCGGTCGTCATCCGAAGACGAAACGGGCGGCCCGCCTGGCCGGCGTGAGTGTGCCGACGATGATCGGCCACCTGCATCTGGTCTGGCATTGGGCGCTTGACTTCGCCCAGGACGGCGACCTTTCGGGATTCGACCCATGGCAACTCGAGGATGCCGCTCTCTGGGATGGTGCTGAGGGAGTCTTATACGGAGCGCTTCAGGGTGCCGGCTTCATCGATACTGACGGCGACCGGCACGTCATTCATGACTGGCACGACTACGCGGGCAAGCTCATCGAGCGTCGCAAAGCCGATGCCGAGCGAAAGCGCGGGAGTTCCGGGAGAAATCCCGAGAAACGTGCCGGAGGTCCTGCGGACGGATCAGCGAGCGTCGGCGCATCTCCGACGGACGTCCAACGGAATTCCGACGGAGCTCCGCCGGACGGCGCACAGAGTCCGTCCGTAACCGTACCCTTAACCGTACCAGAACCGTACCAAGAGAACGGTCCTCCTTCGGAGGACGGCGCGGCTGCCGCCGGCGCCGGCCCCACCGATGAGGGCGATGCGCCGGCAGCGGTTCCAGACGGCGAGGTCTTCGCCCTGGTCGATGCTTGGGCGAGTGCGACCGATCGGAAACCGAAGCAGGTCCAGGGCCGGGAGCGGCGGGAGGCCTTCGACGCGCTGAAGCCGCTGGCCGGCGATATCGCCGCGGCGGATGTGCAGGCCTGTGTCCGGTGGTTCCGGTCCGATCCCTTCTGGTCGGACCCGGGCAAGCTGACGGTGCGCAAGCTGGCCGAAACCCTGCCGCAATGGATTGCCCAGGGGCGGCCGGTCCGGGTCGCCCCGAAAGCACGCGGCACGCCGCCACCGTCCGCTCCCCGGCCGCCGCGTGCGCCGGCCATCACGACCGAGGCTGATCAGAAAGCCTTCGCCGATCGCTTCATCACACAACTGCGGGAGACGTGACATGGGCGAGATGAAACGCCTGAGCGACTATGTGCCGCCGTTTCGGGAGCGGCTCGCGGCGATCCGCGCTGACTACGCTGACCGCAAGGCAGCGCGCATCGAGCAGTTCGGCTGGGACGCCCGTTGCCAGTGTGGCGACTGCGGCGACACCGGCCGGGTGCCGGAGAGCGGCGCGATCTGCCTCTGCGCCGCCGGCGACATCCTGGCCGCCGAGCGGAAGCGCGAGCAGCTCTGGGGTGAGCTCGTGCCGCGGCGGTTTGCCGGCTACCGGCTCGACACGTCGCCGCAGCCCATCGCTGCCGCAGACGTGCGGACCTGGCTGGCCAATGAGCCGTGGCGGCGTGGCGAGAATCTGCTGCTGGCCGGACCGACCGGAACCGGCAAAACCGGCTTGGCGATTGGCGCCCTGCGGGCCATGCACGAGCAGGGGCTTTCGGTGGGACTGATCAATCTTCCGCTCTGGCTGCACGAGCAACGCCCAGGCAACAGCGCGGAGGACGAGGATCCGCTTGCGTCGGCGGTCCGGCCGTCGCTGCTGGTGCTCGATGACCTCGGCAGTGAGAAATCGTCCGAATGGGTGCAGGAACGGCTCTACGTCCTGATCAACCGCCGGTACGAGGACCTCAAGGCCACCATCGTCACCACCAACCATGACGATCCGACCGTGCTCCGGGCGGGCCTGGGTGGCCGCGCCACCAGCCGGCTCTTCGAGGCGATCACCGTCATCGGCGTCCTCGGCGCCGATCAGCGCTTGCAGCGCGGCGCGTAACTAGACCACGAACGACGTCATTCCAGGAGGACCCTCACGATGCATGACGTGATCCAGGCCGGGCTGTTCCCGGCGGAACCGGCGGCCGTCTCTCGGCTGGCCACGCCGCACGACCGCGCGATCGACTGGGCGGTCAAGGTGGGCAATAACCCGACCGTCGTCTACCTCGATACGGAGACCACCGGCCTCGGACTCGATGCCGACGTCTGTGATCTCGCCGTCGTGGCCGGCGATGGGACGGTGCTCATCGAGACCCTGGTGCAGCCGACACAGCCAATTCCGGCTGACGCTACCGCCGTGCATGGCATCACCGATGCGATGGTGGCCGCGGCGCCCACCTGGCCGGAGGTCGCTGAGCGTCTTCGCGCCGCCATCGCCGGACGATACGTGGTGGTCTACAACGTCGGCTTCGATCTCCCCCTGATCAATCGGCTCTGCCAGCGACACGGCGTTCCGGCGATCTCACTGGACATTGCCGGCCGCGGCTGTGCCATGCAGGCCTTCGCCGATTTCATGGGCGAGCTTAACGACTACGGCAAACCGAAATGGCAGCGGCTCGATGTGGCGGCGGCCCGGTTCGGGATTCCGCCGGGTGGGCACCGGGCGCTCGGTGATGCGGAAACGTGCCGAAAGGTCGTGCTTTCAATGGCGACAGAGACGACATGAATACGGCGAAACGATCGGAATTGACCGGGGGTTTTGGTATACTACTGGAAACCCATAAAGGTGCCGGGGCGCTGTTGGTAGCAGCCCCCGGCGTGGCACCCAGACGCAGGAGGTCTGAGATGCGGAAACAGTGTATCCCAATCGCTCTGTCCCCTCACGACATCAATCGCTTCTGGGCGCTCGTTGACCGCCAAAGTGGTGATGAGCGCTCCTGCTGGCTCTTCAAGGGCGGTGCCAACACGTCCGGTCACGGGACGTTCAGCACCAATGGCCGACGCGGGCCGACGTTGTATGCGCACCGCGTCGCATGGTCACTCTGCAACGGACCGATTCCGGATGGGTTATTGGTTCTCCACAATTGCCCGGATGGTGATAATCCCGCCTACGTCAACCCAAGGCATCTGTATCTCGGAACCAGACGTGACAACGCTGTTGATGCCGAGTTGAAGGGCCAGTCGCTCCACAGCAGAGTCACGCACTGTCCGAATGGGCATCCCTACTCACTGACGAACACCTATTTCGACCGACATGGCAAGCGTTCTTGCCAACAGTGCCGGCGAAGCAATGAGGCGAGATACCGAATCCGTCACGGTAAGCAGCGCCCCGGAGACGTGGCCGCGATGGCGCGCGAGCAGATTGGAGATCGCACATGATCATCACGACCACGGTCTATCTCACGGCGGACGGCGGCATCCGGCTCGCCACGCGCTCGGACAGCAAGCCGAAGAAGGGCGAGCTGCGGGCGACCCTGGAACTCGACGTGCCGGAGGCCCTCTTCGAGCCGCAGTCGGTCACCCTGCGCGCCACGGTGGTGGGTCCGGCGCCGGCGGCGGTCACGGCGGCAAGCGCGCCGATCCGGGCGAACGGCACGCCGCCGGCTGATGACGGCGACATCTGGACGGCGGTGCGCGTGCGTCGCCTCATGGCCTTGCTCGGCATCGACGCCGAGGCGCTGGCGGCCCGGCTCGGCGTGTCGATGTCGCTCGTTCGCGGCTGGGAGCGGGCGACCGGCGCGATCAGCGTCAATGTCGCCATCCGAACCAAGCTGGCCACGCTCGAGGCGGAAGCCAGCGGAGTGACGGCATGACGGCAACCTTCCGCCCCGTGCTCCGCTATCCCGGCGGCAAGGCTCGCCTGGCGCCCTGGATCATCGAGCATCTGCCGCCGCACCAGGTCTACGTTGAGCCGTTCTTCGGTGGCGGCTCGGTGCTGCTGGCAAAGCCGCCGGTGAAGGTCGAGGTGGCCAACGATCTCGACGGACGCGTCGTCAATTTCTTCCGGGTGCTCCGAGACCGCCCGGACGAACTGATCCGTGCCGTGGCGCTCACCCCGGTGAGCCGAGCGGAGTACCGGCAGAGCGACGAACTGACCGGCGATGAGCTGGAGGATGCCCGTCGCTTCACCGTCCGCGTCTGGCAGTCCTTCGGTGTCAAGCTCGGGAGTGGCTCCGGCTGGGACCGGGGTGGCCGGCTCAAGACGAAGCGGCGATCGCTGCCCTCAGTGTGGTCCGGCATTCCGGAACGGCTGCAGGAGGTCGTTGAGCGCCTTCAGCATGTCCAGATCGAGTGCCGGCCGGCAGAGGAACTCATCGCGGCCTGGCAGGATCCCGGCACGCTCTTCTACATCGATCCCCCGTATCCACAAACCACCCGGGGCGCTGACCGGCTCTACCGGCATGAGATGAACGACGATGGGCATACCGCCCTGCTCGACCAGCTCGACGCGCACCCCGGCATGGTCGTCATCTCCGGCTATCGCTGCCCACTCTACGATGAGCGCCTGGTGCACTGGCGCCGGATCGACTGCGCAGCCCTGGCGCTGCTCGGAGCACGGCGAACGGAGTCGATCTGGCTCAATCGAGCGGCCGCGGCGGGGATCACGCAGCAGCGGTTCGACTTCGAGGTGCAGCCATGATCGACGCCTATCCGCTCCAGTGGCCGCCAATGTGGCCGCGCACCGACCGGCCGCAGCGCTCCCGCTTCGACACCACGCTCGGCGAGGCCCGGAGCGGCGTGCTGCGCGAGCTGGGCTTGCTCGGCGCCCGCGACGTGGTGATCAGCTGCAATGTGCCGACGCGCCGCGATGGGCTGCCGTACGCGGCGCGCCGCGACCCGGATGCTCCCGGCGTGGCCGTCTACTTCACCCTCCGGGGCGAGCAGCGGTGCATTCCCTGTGACAAGTGGGACACCGTCAAAGACAACCTGCGGGCGATTCAGCACACCGTGGCCGCGCTGCGCGGGCTCGAGCGCTGGGGCGCGAAGGCGATGGTCGATGCGGCGTTCGCCGGGTTCGCGGCGCTGCCGGCCGGTGGAACCTCCGCGCAGGCGTGGTGGGAGGTGCTTGAGGTGACGGCGAGCGCGCCGTGGCCGGCGATTGCGGATGCCTACCGGCGGCTTGCCAAACAGCACCACCCGGACGCCGGCGGCGACGCCGACCAGTTTCTCCGCATTACGGAGGCATTCATGCAGGCAAAGGAGGCGCGGGGATGAGCGAGCTGCGAGAACGGGTGGCGCGGGCGATCTATGCCGTGGTCAACGATGAGGAGCACTGGGCGTCGGAGGCGGCGTGGCTCCGCGCTGATTACCGGAGCAAGGCCGACGCCGCCATTGCCGCGATGCAGGCCGAGCCGACCGAGGCGGAGATTGAGACATCCGAGCTGGATTTCGCGCGTGACGACGTATTCGAGGTGGTGAGTCGCTGGCGTCGCACGCAGGCCGTCCATGATCGAGAGAAATGGCGGCAAGCCTACGACGACTATCACGCCTACGTTGACCAGATCGCGCTTCGCCTCATCGCCGCCCGAAAGGTCCAGCCATGACCGGCCCGCGCACCTGGTGGCGACAACGGCGGGAGCGCCGGCTGCGGGAGACGCGGCAGGTGCTCGTCATGGCGTGGATCGCCGCCGTGCTGGCGGGGGATGACGAGGCGATGAAGCGGTTCGAGCAGGAACTGGGAGGGGGACGGTGACACCGTTGGCTGCAACGATGACCGAAAAGCAGCTGATGGAGGCGATCATCGAGGCGGCCGGCCGGCTTGGCTATCTGTGCTACCACACGTATGATGCTCGGCGGTCTCCAGAAGGATTTCCTGATTTACTTCTGGTCAAAGACGATGTTTGCCTCGTCTACGAATGCAAGACCGAGAAAGGCCGGTTGGGGCCGATGCAGCAAGCGTGGATCGACGCTTTCAACACCGCCGGCATTCCGGCGCGCATTGTCCGTCCGGCGGATCTGGACGACGTGCTCAATGAGTTGCGAGGAGCAGCCTGATGCCCGATTGGCTGACCCAGGACCTGAACGGGATCGCCCTGTGGCAACTGCCGCTGATCATCGCGGTGACGTTCGCGCTCGGGTATGTGCTGACTCGATGGGGCGGTCGCGCGGACGAGTGAGGGGTCGCCATGACGGACGTGTGGCTCGTTCTCCTGGTGACGGTCATCTACGGCCTGGGCCTTCCCGCGCTCTGGGTGTTCATGTGGCGGAGTATGTATCGGCACCCGGCCGTTGACCGCCGGAACGATCGCCTGCTCCGCGCGATGCTCATCGTGTTCACTGCCGCCGCGCTGACGCACCTCATCCTCGTCTGGAGATACCAATGACCCACGAGAGCCCCACCTACGCCGAAGCCACGGCCCGGAAGCTCGCCGAGCAGGCCCGCGAACTGCGCGAACTCCGCGCCCTCGTGAGCGAGCAGGCGCACACCATCCGGGGACAGTCGCTGGTGATCGCCGGCATGCGGGAGACCATCACAGCCCAACAGTTGCGCATCCAGCGGCTCCAGACCGGCATCGCGGAGACGATTGACGAGCTGAAAGAACGGGGGGCCACCTGATGGCGCGGCGCACCTGGCACTGTCTGACCTGCCGGCAGGATCTCGGGCACATCACCACCGACCGCGACGGCGGCGATCACCTGCGCGTCTTCGCGGACGCGGTGACCCTCATGGAGCCGGTGGTGCCGGGCGAGGAATACCGGATTACCTGCCGGTGCGGTGGAGTCCGTTCATTCTTCGGGCGCGCCGTCCATCTGCACCCCCGCGATCGGGCGGCGTGATACCATTCCCCTAACAACCGCAATGGTGGTGGAGGCCGCCGGATGAAACGGGCAACCGTTTCGCCGGCGGCTTTGTTGTTGGGCGGCGATGGACGAGCGAACGGCACGAACACCTGAAAAAGAGGCCAAGGTGCTGCGGCGGCTCGCCCTCGGCTACTCCGTGTCCAGCGCCTGCCAGTTCGCCCGGATCGGCCGCACCTCGTACTACCAGTGGCGCAAGGATGATCCGGCGTTTGCGCTCGCGGCCGACGCGGCGATCGAGGAAGGCACCGACCGGCTCGAAGATGAGGCAATGCGCCGGGCCATGCAGCGCAAGGAGCCGAGCGACACCCTGCTGATCTTCCTGCTCAAGGGCCGGCGCCCGGAGAAGTTCCGCGACAACGCCACCGTGCGGCATGAGGGGAGTGACGGCGGGCCGCTGATCGTCACCGTCATTCGACATGTCGCCCCATTGGAGGCGGAGTGATGGTTGCCGCGGTTGCGGAACGGCCCGCTGAACTGGCCACGCTCGCCCCGGATGGCGCGCTCGAAACGCACTTTCACGCCGGACAATGGCGCGCGTTCACCTCCCGCAAGCGGTACATCGTGGTCCTGGCAGGCACCCAATCGGGCAAGACGTCGTTCGGGCCGCACTGGCTCCTGCAGGAGATCATCGATCGCGGCGCCGGCGACTATCTGGTGGTCACGCCGACGTTCCCGCTCCTCGAGGTCAAGGCCTTGCCGGAGTTCCGGCGGCTGTTCGAGGAGCAGTTGCGGCTCGGAGCGTACCAGGGCTCGCCAGTGCGCAAGTTCCGCATCAGCCCGGATGGCGAGCGCCGGCTCTTCGGCGCCCCCCAAGAAACAGCGACCAACGTCTACTTCGGCTACGCGGATGATCCTGATTCGCTGGAGTCGATGACGGCGAAAGCCGCCTGGTGCGATGAATCGGGGCAGCGGAAGTTCAAGCGGTCGAGCCGGGAAGCGATCCAGCGCCGGCTCTCGCTCAATCAGGGCCGCGAGCTGCATACGACCACGCCGTACGATCTCGGCTGGCTCAAGCAGGTGTTTTGGGATCCGTGGGTCGCGGCGGGGCAGAACCATCCCGAGATCGACATCATCAACTTCCCGAGCACGGCCAATCCGCGCTTCCCGCCGGCGGAGCTTGATCGCGCGCGGCGGGAGATGCCGCGCTGGAAGTTCCGCATGTTCTACCTCGGCCAGTTCGAGCGGCCGGCTGGGCTCATTTATGACTGTTTCGATGATGCCGTCGGCGGCCGCCATGTGATCGAACCGTTCGCCATCCCTGATGACTGGCCGCGCTACCAGGGTGCCGACTTCGGCGGCGTCAACACCGCGGGCCTCTGGGTGGCGCAGGATCCGGCGCCGATCGGCCATGACGATGATGGCACGCCGCGCCACCGCTTCTATGTCTACGCTGAATACCTCACCGGGAATCGGACCGCGAAAGAGCACGCCGCGGCATGGCAGGCGAACCAGGGCCGGCCGAAGCGTGTCGTCGGTGGCTCGAAATCGGAGGGCCAGTGGCGTAAGGAGTTCCGGCAGGCGGGCTACCCGATCGAGGAGCCGGATGTCTCCGAGGTGGAGGTCGGCATCAACCGGATGTACGGCGGGTTCGCCCGGGATGAGATTCAGGTATTCGTCACCTGCACCGGATTCCGGGAACAGCTCACGACGTACAGCCGGGTCCTTGACGCCAATGGTGATCCCACCGAAGCGATCGAGGAGAAAGCGTCCTACCACTTCCTCGACGCCGGCCGGTACATCTTCGGGTGGCTCTACCGGAAACCGAAGAAGGCGAGGATCCACTGATGGGCCGGTTCACCGACTTCCTGCTGATGCGCAACCTGCCGGCGCACCGCGTGGATCATCTCACCCGGGCCGAACTCGGCCCGCTCGATCTGCGGGAGGCCAAGGCGACGTTGCAGGTGTCGCACACCATCGGCAAGCCGCAATGGGCCCGCCGCGAGCTCGGCGTCTTCGAGCGCCATGCGTACCAGCGGCTGGCGCTGATATTCCGCTGCGTCAACGTGCTGGCCAGCGCTATTGCGGAAGCGCCGCTCACGGTACGCGACCCCAAGGGGGAACCGGACGAACGGCACGCGGTCCGGTCGCTGATCACCTTGCCCAACCCGCAGATGGGGGAGGCGATGTTCTGGTACAACGTCGCCGTCCGCATGTTGATTTACGGGTACTGCGTGGTCGAGAAGGAGCGCTCGGCCGCCGGCCGCGTGGTCGCCCTCTGGCCGATGAACAGTGAACTGCTCAAGCCCGTGCCCCGCGCGGACGGCACCCACGATTGGGAGTACCGCGTGCAGGGACATCCGCCGGCACTGCTCGCGGCGGAGGACGTGGCGGTCTTCCGGTTCGCGGAAACCGGCACCGGCGACCCGCGCGGCATCGGGCCGCTGGAGATCGCCCTCCGCGAGTGGAGCCTGCTCAACGCGATGCAGGACTACCTCAAGGGCTTTTTCGACGCCGGCGCCCTGCCGATCTACGGGCTGGTGCTCGATCCGGAGGCGGACTTCGACGAGGATCAGGCGGCGCTGATCCGCGAGATGTGGGTGGAGCGGACCACCTGGCGCAACGGCGAGCCGCCCAAGCCGCCGATCATGGAATCGGTGAAGGACATCAAGCGCCTCTCGTTCGACTACAACGAGCTGGCCTACATCGACCTGCGGGACGTGAGCGAAACCGCGATCCTGACCGCGTTCGGCATTCCCGGCATGATGGTCGGGCAGCGCTTCTCGCAGCTGCGCAACACCATGAACAACACGACCGAGCTGCGGCAATCCTTCTACCAGGACACCGTGCAGAAGCTCTGGAGCCGGCTCGACGACGTGATCACGCGCGATGTGCTCTACGACCGCGCGATGGAGTGGCGGCCCGGCTACAGCGTGGCCTTCGATACGAGCGGGGTCGCCGCACTGCAGGAGGACGCCGTCGCTAAACGGGCGCACGCGCTGGAGGCGTGGAAAGCCGGCGCAATCACCCGCGCCGCCTACAAGCGGGTGGCGGGCGACGCGGTCATCGACGGCGTTGACGACGTCTACTGGATGCCGTTCAACATGATCGAGGTGCCGGCCGCCATCGGGACGAGGAGCGCCCGGGCGAGCGTGACGGTTCGTGATCCATTCGTGGCCGACATGATCACGGTCATGCGCGAAGCGCGGCTTCCGGATCCGGACATCGAGCGGCGGGCGCGTGGGCTGATATCCCTGGAAACCCGGGGCCTGATCGAGCAGCGCGCCGCGCGGCTCTACGCCACTGCCGGCGCGACGTTCGGCCCGCGCATCTACGCCTATTTCCAGGAGCAGAAGGAGCGGGTGCTCGCCGTGGCCCAACGGGCGGCGTTGCCGGCACCGGAGCGGCGCGACATCGCCGATCTGCTTGCCATCGACTGGACGGAGGAAGCCGACGCGCTCGATCCGATCATTCGCCAGCTCTGGACGTTGATGGGGGAGACGGCCGCCGGCGAGACGGTGAGCCTGCTTGGCCTGGCGGATGACGCGGTCACCTGGAGTGTCAGCAACCCGTGGGTCCATCAGGTGCTGAGTCTGGTCGGGCAGCGGGTCACGGGAATTACGGAGACGACGCGCGCGGACATTCAGCGCATCGTCGGCGAGGCGCTCACCGAGGGCGTGACGATCGATGATCTGTCGCAGCGCCTGGCCGGCCTGTACGAGGAAACCTACCGGGGGCGCTCCCAGACGATCGCCCGCACCGAGTCGCAGGTCGCCTACAACGAGGCGGCGGTCGCCTCGTACGAGGCTTCGGGCACCGTCTTCGAGGCGGAGCTGCTCGACAACCCGAAACACACGACCGATCCCGGATCCGACGGCCTGACCTGCGCCGAGCGCAACGGCCTGATCGTGCCGCTCGCCCAGGTGCGCCAGCACATCGCGGCGGAGCATCCGAACGGCAGCCTGGCCATCGCGCCAGTCGTTCAGCTAGGAGTGGTTTGAGATGAGCACGCCCACGACGTACACCGTGCCGCAATCGAAAGTCTGGCTCTCGCCGGACGGCAAGGATTCGTTCTGGTTCTACGCCGGGGACGTCATCCCGATGGCGCTCGCGATCCGGATGGGGATGCCGGGCGCGGGCTATGTGGACGGGCCGTACTTCTCGGCGGACGAGCAGCAGGCCATCCTCGATCTGGCGGGATCGGCGGTGCCGGCGCAGCTGCTGACCTATTTCAGCCGCGACTACGACAACCGGACCGCCGCTCCGGGCACCGAAACAACGCTCTCGATCTTCGACCTGACGATCTACGGCGCCCTGATCCGGGTGGAAGAGCCGGGCAAACGGATTTCCCGCCTCGGGGTGCGGGTGACCACGGCCGTCGCGGGCGCGACCGTGCGCCTCGGCATCTACGGCATCTATCAGGGATCCGGCTCCGGTCGGGGCGGGCTAGGCACGCTGCTCCATGACGCCGCCACCGTGAGCGTGGCAACGACCGGGTTCAAGTCGATCTCGACGGTGGCATCACCGGCCCTCGAACCGGGTCTGTACTGGCTAGTCGTGCAGCCGAGCGCCGGGCACAACCCGACGATCGCCGGCTTTCAGTCCACCGGCGGCCAACTCGGCACGAGCACGAGCAACGGGGCGGTCAATTCCGGCATGTCGTACAACGTCGTGACGGCCGGGCAGCCGTTCGCGGCCTCGCTCGACGGCGGAAGCCCGGCGACGGTGGCCCCGCTAATCTACTTCCGGTTGCAGGATGTGTAAGCCGTGCGTCTCCGCAATCTGCTAAACTGCCCGTAACAACCGCAATGGTGGCATGAGGCCGCCGGTCGACACGCGCATGCGTGTCCCGGCGGCTTTTTTGTTTGCCCGAGCGAGCAGCGAGGCACGTCGATGCGCGGGACCATACTGCCAACTCCTCCCACGATCCAGTACCGCACCAGCGCCGTGCGGGCGCTGGACGATGACGCCGCAGGCTTCGAGGGGCACGCCTCCACCTTCTGGCGCGTCGATTCCTACGGCACCGCCATGAAGAAGGGCGCGTTCAAGAAGACGCTCGCCGAACGAGGATCCCGCGTGCCGCTGCTCTGGCAGCACGATCCGTGGACGCCGATCGGCAAGCCGACCGAGCTGAAGGAAGACCGCGACGGGCTCGCGTTCCGGGCCGAGGTTGTCACCGACACCCGGGCGGGCGCCGAGGCGATGGCGCTCTTGCGGGCCGATGTGCCGATGGGCATGAGCTTCGGGTTCGAGACGATCAAGAGCCGACCGGTTGAAGACGGCGACATGGACAAGCTCGACTGGTCCGACGCGCCGCGCTGGATGCGGGATAACCCGGAGGAGCGCGAGTACGCCCGCATCATCGAGGAAGTCAAGCTCTGGGAAATCTCGCTGGTCACGTTCGCGGCCAACGAAGCCGCCACCATCAGCAGCGTCCGCCATCAGCAATCACTCGATTACCTCTCCACCCTCATCGAATCGATGCGCGCCGGCACGCTCTCCGACGAGCAGGCCGCGCAGATCGAGCAGCTGGCCGCCGCCTGGCAGCAGCGAGCCGGAGCCGGGGCAGGCACGCCCGATCCCACTCCACTCCCTGACGAGACCGAGGCACGGGCAGACCGTGAAGCCTACATCCGTCAGCTGGCCCGATCCCTGGGCCTGACCGTGGAGCAGATGACATGCGCAGTCTGAGACAGATCAACGACGAGCTGGCGCAGCTCGCCCGCGACAACGCGCCGCTGGCGCAGCGGTTCGTGGAAGGCGGCCTGGAGGGAGACGATCTCACCCAGTTCCGCGCCAACACGCAGCGGCTGGAAGCCCTGTACGGCGAGCGCGCCGACGCGGAGCGGGCCGACGCGGACACCCAGCGGGATCGGGACGCCGCGCAGCGGTCCCTCGATCTGCACCGTCACTACAACGAGGGGACCGGCCGCCGCTCCGGCGCGGCCGCGACGAGCGAGCGCCGGCAGACCGCCGAGGAATGGTCCCGCTCCATCGGTGAGCGGTTCGCCACCTCCGAGCAGCTGCGCGAGTTCCGGCAGCGGGTGGGCGAGGGGCGCGGCTCGCAGCCGTTCGCCGTCGGCTCGTTTTACGACGGGCATCAGGACGAGGTGGAGCGCCGGCTCGGGCCGGGGCCGGACGAGCAGCGGGCGCTGATCACCAGCACCACGCTGACCACGGTCATTCAGCCGCAGCGCCTGCCCGGCATCATGGCGCCGGAGCTGCGCGAGCTGCGGGTGCGCGACGTGCTGGCCAATGGCCGCACGAGCAGCAACCTGGTCGAGTTCGTGCGCGAGGCGAGCCGGACCAACAACGCGGCGGAAGTGGCCGAAGCCACCAGCCTGGTCGATGGCGCCAAGCCGGAATCGGGCTTCACGCTCGAAGAGGTGAACGCGCCGGTCCGCACGATCGCGACGCTGATGTACATCACCCGCGCCGCGCTCGACGATGCCGACCAGATGCAGAGCTACATCGAGGGGCTGCTGCGCCGCTTCATCGAGGAGCGGGAAGACCGGCAGATCCTGATCGGTGACGGCGTCGCCCCGAACCTGCGCGGTCTGATCAACCAGTCGGGCATCCAGAACCTCAACGGCGCCTACTTCACCACGACCATGCCGAACAAGCTCGATCGCCTGCGCCGGGCCAAGACGCGGGTCCGCCTCGGCGGGCGCGGCCGGGCGACGGCGATGATCCTCCACCCGGAGAACGTGGAGGAGTTCGAGCTGCTCAAGACCAACAGCACCGCCGGCAACAACGAGTACGCCGCCCTCGGCGGTGGCCCGTTCGGAGCCGCGGCGGGCGGGCGCATCTGGGGCCTGCCGTACGTGGAGAGCGAGAACCTGACTGTCAACAAGGCGGTGGTGCTCGACGGCACGGCGGCGATGGTGATGGACCGGATGGACGCGCAGATTTTCGTGACCGATTCCAACCGGGATCTCTTCGAGCGCAACATCATCACGATCCTCGTGGAGTCGCGCATCGCCCTGCCGGTCTTCTTCCCCGGCAAGATCGCCTACGTCGATTTGGCGGCCACGGCCTAAGCCGGCCAGCCGGCTGAACACGGAGTGATGACGATGGACGGCGGGATTCCCACGGTCAACAACCCGAGCAGAGTCCCGCCGCTCCTCGAGCTGATCGACGGACCGCAGGAGGGCGCGCCCCGCCTGATTCATCCCGTGGGGATGCTGGTGGGCACGCCGGTCACAGGAGCAGCCACCATGGCCGAAACCGAGCACTTCATCGTCCCGAACGACGGCGTTTATCTCGATGACAGCGGCTCACCGATCCAGCTGTTCAAGGGGGATGCGCTTCCCCGCAGCCGGGCCGCGCAGTTCACGGCGTTCCGCGCGAAGGTGGGGGATGAGCCGGTGTTCACGCCGGCGGTCGATGACGTCGATGACGAGCACGGCGATACCGAGCCACCCGGGAACGGCGAGAACCTGGTCACCAATGAGCGGGCCAAGGGGAAAGCGCCGGCCAACCGATCACGCGGGGCCGCGCCCGAGAATCGTTCGGAGTAACCGATGCCCGGCTACGGCGACGTTCCCACCATCGTCCAGATGCTCGGCCCCGGCGAACCCTCGGCGGGATTTCAGGCCGGGCTCGAGGCGCGGATTGACGAGATGCAGCAGACCGTCTCGGCGCTGGTGGAGGACCGCACGGGCCGGGGCTGGAGCAGCGACCCCGCGCCGAGCGTGACGCGCACGATCTATCCGGTGGGCGGTCTGAGCAGCGTGCTCGTCCTGCCCGTGCCTGCCCGCACCATCACGGCCATCACCGTGGGGGGCAGCGACGCCGGCGGCGTGGTCAGCGGCGGCACGGCGCTGGAGGCCACTGGCTGGGCCGTGGCGGTCCGGGACCGCTTCGGCGACATCACCGCCGTGCGGCTGACCTCCGGGGCGTCGTGGGCGGGGTCGAGCGTCGTCACCGTCACCGGCACCTGGGCGGATGCGCCGGGCACGGTCCCGGCCGACATCGTCTGGGCGGTCAACTACATCACCGCCGAGCGGATCAAGCAGGAGCAGGCGAGCCCGGCCGGCTTCGTGGGTCCGGACGGCACCGTCGCGCCCATCCGCAACCCGTGGTCCGATCCGCAGGTCACGCGGATTCTCGCCCGGCACCGGCTGGCCACGAGAGGGCTGGTGGTATGAGCGAGATCCGGGTGGAGTTCGAGGGCTACGAGCAGTTCGCCGCGCGGCTCCGGCAGGCGCCGGAGATCGTGCGTGACGAGATGGGGCGCGGCGTCGAGAACGTGGCCATGGCCGGGTCCGGATACGCCAAGCGGAGCGCGCCCTCCAAGACCGGTCACTACCGTCGATCGATCACGCACACGACGGCCAGTTTCGCCGGCGGGAGCGTGACCGCCGCCTTCGGCTCGAACGCGCCCTACGCGCGGGTCGTGGAAGCGGGGAGCGCGCCGCACGTCATTACGGCGAAGCGGGCCAAGGCGCTCCGGTTCACGATCGGCAAGAAGGTGCTCTTCCGCCGCCGGGTCAACCACCCCGGAACCACGGGCAAGTGGGTGTTCAAGCGGACGAGGGCGTGGCTGGAGCCGCAGGTGCAATCGGAGTTCCGGGCGGTGGTGCAGCGGATCATCAACCGGATCGAGGGGTAGGCGATGGACCTGCCCACGATCGGGTTCCGGCTGGCGAACGAGCTGCGTGCCCCGGCCATCGCGGCGGCGGGACTGCGCCAGGCGCACTACCCGGCGCCGTCATCGCTCAGTGAAACGCCGGCCGCGCTGGTCTTCTCCAACCCGTTCACCATCACCGCGCTCGGCGGGGAGGCGATCTGGGAAGGGGAGATGCAGGTCCAGCTGCGCGTGGCCGCGCAGGGACGGCTCGCCGCCGAGATCAACGCGCTGGAGCCGCTGATCATGCCGATCATCGACCACTTCGCACCCGGCACCGACGCCTATCACCTGCGGGTGGGCGGGCAGTCGGGACAGGTGCATAAGTGCGAGCCGGCCCGGTTCGAGCCGTCGCAGGAAATCGAATATGCCGCGCACCAGTACACCGCGATCACCGTCTATTTCACCGTCAAGTTCCACCGGGCCTTCGGGGGATAACCCGCGAGGGAGAGGAGGCCGATGCCATGCCGGACAAGGCAAACAAACAGGACAAGACCGACCAATCAGCCGCGCCGGGCGTCGCCCCGGAACAGCACGCGCCGACGGCGGCGCTCCGGTTCACGGATGCCGGCGATGGCCGCTATCTCGCCGGGGTGCCGCAGCGTGACCTGACGGCGGACGACCTGGCGAATCTGACGCCGGGGCAGTTCCGCGACGCGGTGGCGTCCGGGCTCTACACCGTGGCCGATGCCGCGGCCGTCGCCGCGCAGTTCGGCGGCGAGGAGGAGTAAGCCGCCATGCCGATGAACACCGTTCCCAACGAATCGAGCCTGCGGCGGGCCTACGCCGGCACGCAGCTCTTCCGCGATGTGGCGGTCGCGCCGACCTTCAAGCTCTACGGCTCCACCATCATCACCCGTGCCCGGCAGCTGGCGGAGAGTGACGACCGGGCCGGCACCCGCTTCGTCGATTACACCCCGGTCTACGGGCCGTGGACTGCCGGCGGCACCCACAACGTCAGTCTCGCCTTCGAGGATCTGGCCATCTACCCGCGCTACGGGGTGCGGGGCGGGGTGGCGGGGGTGTCCGACGGCAATGCGGTGCCGGGCTACCTCTACGGCTACACGACCCCGTCGAGCAGCGACCGGCTCGACGTGATGAGCATCGAGCACAGCTTCCCGGGCATCCCGGAAAAAGCCGAGATGGTCATCTTCGACCAGTTCACGATCAGCGCCGATGCCGATGACAGTCAGGGCGTCTGGAAATGGGCCAGCAATCTCTGGGCCCGGTACAGCGGCCCGATTCCCGGGTATAGCGGCACGGCCACCGGCGGCAGCACGACGACCGTGGTCCGGACCGGCGCGGCCTGGACCGTCAACCAGTGGCAGGGCGGCTACGTCTTCATCCGCACCGGCCCGGCGGCGGGCAACGCCGTCGAAATCGCGAGCAACACGGCCGACACGCTCACCCTTGCCTCCACGCTCAGTGCCGCCGTGGCCAACGGCAACGAGTTCGAGATCAGCGGCGTCTTCACCGCCGGCATCACGGACCGGACGCGGGAGCTGATCCCGGCGCCGGGCACGATCGTGGCGATCGACGAGCCGGGCGGCACGCTCGGCGCTACGCCGCATCCCAAGTGGATCAGCTGGAGCGTGACGTACCAGAACAACCTCTCCGGCAAGCGGTTCGGCCCCGATGTCGACCGGCTGTCGAGCAAGGTGGGGGTGGGGAAAGCCAAGGTGACCGGGCAGGTGCGGCTTGAGTTCGATGATCCCCGTGAGTACCAGCGGTTCGCCAGCGGCACGATGCGCAAGATCCGGATCGAGCAGACCGGCTCGCAGATCAACGCCAGCCCGCTCACCAGGAAGCGGGCGCGCATCGACATCCCGGCCGCCTACTGGGCGCAGGTGACCAAGGATGAGCGGGGCAGCAACATCACGGCGACGTTCGCCTTCACCGGCTTCGTCGACACCGTGCTCGGCTACCCGGTGCTCTTCTCCAGCCTGGTGCCGATGGCGGCCCTACCGTAAGCGATTCGCTGGGGGAGATGCCGCGTCCAAGCACCACATCTCTCCTCGCGTTCACCGAGACAACGGAGCACGCATGAGCGGATACATCCCTCGACGAACTAAGGACGTGGTGGCGGACTGGGAGGTGCCGGAGGGGTCGGAGCCGTTCCGGGCCACGATCATCACCAGCCTCTCCTTCGCCGAGATCGACGCCATCCCGCTCGACGGGAGCGCGTCCTACGGACAGCTGTTTCAGGTGATCGCGCCGTACGTGGTGGCCTGGAACGCGATGGGCCGCAACGCCGAGACCGGCGCGTACGAGCCGTTGCCGCCACCGGCCGAGGCGGGGCCGGACGTGCTGCGGCTGGTCGAGCCGATGATCACCATGTTCCTGGCCATCAAGCTCAAGCGCGTGCATCTGGGAGATGAAGCGGAGCGCCCAAAAGGATCGACGCCTTCCGGCACTACGCCCTCTGGCGAGCCCGCGCCGAGCTGAACCTGCCGACCGCCGGGGAGCGGGTGGAAAAACCGGAGGGCTACGACCTGATCACCTGGTTCGACTTCTCCCCGATGCGGCCGGACGAGTACGCGGTCACCGACGCCGAACGCTGGACCGAAGCGCTGGAGCTGCGGAATGTCATCGAGGACGCGAAGGCGCGGGCGCGAGACGAAGCGCGAGCCAGCGCAGCACCGGGATAGGCGATCAGGCGGATGAACGGGCCTTGCGGCGCGGATTCACGCGAATGGAGGGATCGGGCCGGGATGCCGGCTCGGTTGTGGGCGACGCATCGTCGACCAGCCCTTCGGCGTATGGGTCATCGAACTCCTCGAACAGATCGGCGTCGGGATCGGCATCGGAATCGAAGCTCGACCGGGCGGACGGGGCAACCGCTTCCCGCTGCGCCTGAACGTTGAGGGCAATGATAACCAAGAGACCGATGACAAAGACGTTGATCGCCAGCACGGTCGCCCAGAAGACGTTCGCGGCGAGGGCGGTAATCGCCCAAAGGATCCCGGTGATGACCAGCAGCGGCTTGATCATGTGGCGCTCTCCCGAGTGGCACGAAGGTGGGGCGCATGTCTGCATCTAACGATATCAAAATCACGATCGTCGCGACGGACAACGCCAGCACCGCCTTCGAGAACGTGGTCGATGCCGCCGACAAGCTCGGCCCGGCGCTCGACAAGGCGGGGAAAGGCGCCGAGCGGCTCGGCCCCGCCGTCGATGAGGCCGTCAATGCCGTCGCGCCGCTCGGTCCGGCGGTCGATGGCGCGGCGGTGGCGATCCGGCCGCTGCCCGCTGCGCTCGATGACGTGGGGAAAGCGGCCCGGGACGCCACGCGACCGCTCGAGGAGGCGGGCGCCGGCGCGAGCGGGCTTGGCGAGGCGATCGGGCTCGCGGGCGAGAAGATTCCCGGCGCGGCCGGTGACATCGTTCAAGGGCTTGGCGACATCATCACGGAAGCGGAAAACACCGGCTCGGCGGTCGATAAGGCGGCGGTCGGGATGCTGGCGCTGCGCGCGGCGGCGATCGGCGCGGCGCTGGTGATCGGCCCGGCGGTCATGGGGCTCGCCATCAACGCCGTCACCGGGGCGGTGAGCTGGCTGGCTGACCTGCTCGGCGGCGGTGACGGGCTGTCGGACCGGCTGGACGATACCCGGGCCAACGCCGCCAAGTTCAACACCGAGATCCTCAAAACGGCGGCCGGCATCGAAGACGCGGCGCAGGCGGTGTCACTCTTCGCGGGCGGGTCGGCCATCAACGATATGGTCACCGACTTCGCGCGGCTCGCGGAACTGCAGGCGGTGTTCCAGGGGGGCAATCCGGCCGGCGATTTCGCCAGCGGGGCGGTGCCGGGCATCAGCTCGTACAACGAGGCGATGGCCGAAGCGATCGCGCTCACGGGCAAGTACGGGCTGTCGACCAATGACCTGGTGGACGGCAATCTCGATCTGACCGGATCGCTGACCAGCCTGGCCGATTCGCAGGCCATGTACAACGAGCTGCTGCGGTACACCGGGCCGGGACAGGACGAGGTCCGGCAGCGCCTTGGGGAACTCATCACGGGGCTTCAGAATGGCACGATCTCCACCGAGGAGTTCAACGAGCAACTCGTCTGGATGACGGATCATCTCTATTCCAACTATGTCGCGAACGCCCTCGCCGCCGACGCAATGGCGCAGTATGCCCAAGCCGCGTACGACGCAGCGGTCAATGTGGGCTTGCTCAACACCGTCGCTGAGAGGTTGCAGGCGGCCGGGCTCGACTCGCTCGCGCTCGATGTCGCCGTGAACCTCGACCAGCCGGCGCTGGAGAACACCTTCAACGTCCTGATCGGTGGGACAAACCGCCTCGCCGCGTCGTCACAGGCGGTGGCTGATTGGGCGAAGGGGCTGACCGATGCCAGCGACGGGCTATCGGTGCTCGGCGAGCTCTACGAGAGCCAGCTCATTTCGCTTGAGGAGTACAGCGCCGGGGTGGCGGCCAGCACCAGCATCCAGGAAGACAACGCGGCCATCCAGGATGAGATTCTGGCGATTCAGGCCAAGCACCTGCCGCTGATGGCGGAACTGACCGAACAGCAGCGGCAATACATCGAAGGTCTCGGCGAGCTCTCGGACGAGCAGCAGATCGCCGCGCTCGGGTTCATGGACGCCTCGCAGAGCGCGAAGGCGATGGAACTGGCGTACCTGGCCGCCGACGCGGCATCCGGGGCGCTGGGCGAAACCGGCGAGGCGACCGCCACCAAGATCATCACGGCCGCGGCCAACGCGGATCCGGTGATGAAGCAGATGCTGCTCGACATGGGGCTGATCTCGGAAGGGGCCGAAGGCGAGGTTGTCGTCAACTTCCCGAACGCCACCAGCGTCACCGAATCGGTCGATGCGCTGAAGGCGAGCATCGACGCGCTGACCCTCGCGATCGGCGGCACGCCGCCGATCGACACGAGCAGCAACGCCGCCGCGACGCAGGTGGACGTGGACAACCTGACCGGCGCGGTCAACGGCATCCCCGACAGCCACAACACGACCATCACCGCGACCGACAACGCCTCCGGCGTGATCAGCGATGTGATCAGCGGGCTCAACTCGATTCCGGCCACGACGTACGCGGCCGTTGTCGTCAGCACGACCTACACCGGGGGAGCGCCGCCCGGTAGCGCTATCGGCGGCGGTAACCGCGACGGCGGCCCGATCGGGTACGCCAACGGCGGGCTCGTTATGGCCTCGCTCGCTGAAGCCGGCGGCGAGTTGCTCCAGTTTCGCGACGGGACGGCGGCGATCGTGCCGCACCCCGGGATTTACCTGGTCGAGCCGGGCGCGCAGGTGCTGCCGGCGCCGGCGACGGCCGCGCTGATGGACAACGCCGCCCGGGCCACTGGCGGCGGCGGCACCGTTGCCTATTACGGGCCGGTCACGCAGCAGATCACCTATGACGCCTCGTCGTTCGCCATGCGGCGACGAGGGCTGGCCGACGCACGGAGGTACTGATTGTGGAGCTCGTGAGCTTCCGGGGATTTGATTTTCAGACGAACGGCTTTTCGGCCAGCATCCCGCGTGAGGGGGCGCAGGGGCAATGGGGCGTGATCCCGTCGATCGCGGGCCGGATGAACGAGGCGGGGGAACTGACGGGACTGCGGGTCGATCCCCGACCGATCCCGGCGCGGCTCACCTACGGACCGGGCGGGCCGCTGACCTTTCAGCAGGCCTGGTTTTTTCTGCTGGGGCGGATCAACCCGCTCGATCCCGAGCCGGGGCCGCTCGTGGCGAAGCAGAACGACGGCACGCTGGTGACGTGCGAGGCGATCGTCACCACGCCGGGGGCGCTCACCACCGACGTCAACATGATCGCCGTCACCTTCCTGACCACCGATCCGCTCTGGCGGGCGCTCGCGGAAACCACCGTCGCGCCGGTGAGCGTGGCCAAGGGGAGCTACAGCGGGTACAACGATCTGCTCATCGCCGGGGACGCGCCGGTGCACGGGACGGTGCGCCTGACGCCGACGGCGGCGGACCAGCAGGTGATGGTCCGGACCTTCTCGATCACCAACAACGGCACGCAGCCGCTGGTCAACTTCCCGGTGCGGGTCAATCTCGGCAACACCTACGATGGGCTGGCGCATCCGTCGTTCTACTTCGCGCTGCTCAAAGACGGGGTGCGGCAGCGGATGCAGCTGATCAACCAGTACGGGCGCAACATCGCCTACGTCTGGCTCGTGGTCGATCACCTGCCACCGGGCGAGACCGCCGACTACACGCTGCTCCTCTCCGATACCTACCTGATGCCGGGAACGGCGTTCAATTCCTACACGCAGCCGGCCTTCGACACGCAATACGAGGTGCGGACGGTCGTGGCGGGGCCGGGCGCCACCACCGTGCACAGCATCAGCGGCGTCTCCTGGGAAACCAACCAGTGGCGCGGCGGCGTCATGCGCGCCCTGACCGGCACCCAGGCCGGGGTCGAGCGGGAGATCACGGCCAGCACGGCGGGCGGCCTGACCACCGCGGCCTTTCCGGGGGCGGTGGCCGGCGGCGAGAGCGTACTCCTGATCATGAGCAGTAACGGCAAATGGGTCTACCCGGTGCGGCAAACGGAGCGCAACGACTCGCGCCGTGGCCTGTGGTGGATCAACCAGGGGCAGAAGAAACCGGGCGACGCGCGGTTCGATGTGCCGGGCGCGTGGGCGCCGTACCTCTCCATCGACAACGACGATGTGAAGAACCAGGCGGACTGGACGGCGGTCAACGTGGGGACGGTGGACTATTTCGCCATTCTCGATGCGGACCGCTCCTTCCCCGGCGGCTCGTCGGTGCTCGACAACGGCGCGGACGGGGTCAGCCTGACGATGCCGTTCCCGATCACCGGGCTTCGCTTCACCTACCAGCTCAAGAACCCGAACGGGATGGCGACCTTCGTGGTGGGCAGCCGGGAAGCGGGTGGGGCGCTCGGCTTCATTCACGAGTACACCGACACGGCGCAGATGACGACGTTGACCAACCGCTCGGAGCAGACCCTGACCCTGACCGCCGACACGATCCAGCTCTACCTCGGCCTGATCCCGACCACGATCAGCAATCAGGTGCAGGACGAGATCGGGGAGCGCTGGGCCGGAGACGACGGCACCGCGACGAGCGGATCGACCACGCAGCTCAACGACAACACGAAAGAGTGGATTGCCGACCAGTGGATCGGGGCGTCGGTGCGGATCATCTCCGGCACCGGGGCGGGGCAGGAAGCGCCCATCACCGACAACGGCACCAACAATCTCACCGCCTCGTTCGCCACCGCCCCGGATTCGACCAGCCGCTACGTGATCCGGCAGAAGCGGGGCATGGTGGCCACGGCCCGGACGAACGACCGGCTCGACGTGACGTGGGACGCCAGCAATCTCGTGATCAGCACCCCCACGGCCCCGGTGAGCGGGTACCTCCTCAACCGGACCCTCTATATCGACCGCGACACGGCCAGCAGCGATCCCCCGTACCAGCGGTTCCGGTTCGACCCGGACGACACGCAGCGCTACATCGTCCTTGCCGCCGGGGAGACGTTCGTGATCGATGGGGCGCAGCAGCGCGCATGGATCGAGGATAGCGGCGGGGTGGAGCTGCGGAGCGTGCCGCCACGCGCCCTGCTGGTGCACGACGTGGAGGCGGACGGCACCGAGCGCCTGGCCGAGCGGTGGCTGTGGCTGACGCCGGGCACGCACGATCTCAAGCTCGCGGCCAAAGCGGACGGCAACGACTACGACCTGGAGCTCTCGTATACGGCGGCGGTCTTCGGCTGATGGCCGCCCGCATCCTCCTCTCCGACATCGGCGGCGGGAACGAACAGCGCCTTCCCACCAACGGGATTAGCCGGAGCTGGGCGGTCGAAACGCCGGGCACCCTCTCGGCGGAACTCCTGACCGAGACGCTGGTGCAGGCCGGGCTGACGCAGCCGAAAGGCATGTGGGTGCGGGTGGAGTCCAACGATGTCGGGACGTGGGCCGGGGTCGTGCAGGAAACGCAGCCCCGCGACGACGGCACCACCGAACTGACCGCCACCGACTGGCGCATCCTGCTCAGTGACCGCCGCCTGTCGCGGCGAGCGCGGCCGCTCTTCGGCCCGCCCGGCACCCTGGCGCTGGCGGCGCTGGCCGATGCCGAGCGGCACGGGCCGGTCTGGGTACGGGACCGGACGGCCGACGAAACCGGGCAGCCGGTGGAACTGCGGCTCGACGGCCAGACGCTCGGTTCGGCGCTCGACGGCCTCGCCCGGGCGGCGGGCGCGGAGTGGCGGATCGATCCCGACACCATGGCCTTCACCTGGGGCCGGACCGGCACGGACCGCTCCGCGACGCGGCAGCTCGTCGCGCCCCGGCACATCGTCGCCTACAGCCTGCCCGATTCGATCGCCCCGGTGATCAACGATCTGCTGGTGTACGCGCTCGATGACCGGACCGATCTGCGGCGGGCGGTGCGGGTCGAGAATCCGGCCAGCATCGCCGCGCACGGACGCCGGCAGGACGAAACGGTGTTGGCCATGCCGGGCAGCGTGATTGCGCTGCGGCCGGCCGCGCAGGCGCTGGTGAACCGGCTGGCCTCGTTGGGCCAGACGTTCGAGGGGCGGATCGTCAATGTCGATCGCTGCTTCGGCTGGTTCCGAGAGGGGGACACGATTGCCTGCCTGTTGCCCGGCAATAACCAGCAGATCACCGTGCGGGTGATGGCGCGCTCGCTGAGTGAGCCGGACGGCATCATGGCCCTCTCCGGCATCGTCACGGATCGGAGGATCGGGTGATGCGGCGCAATCCCCCCACGCTCGTCAACCCGGAGGATGTGGTCTTCGCCGCCACCGACCGGCAATTCGGGGTCACGCCCCGGCAAACGCTGGAGGAGCGGCTGGCCGCGGTGGAGCGACTGCTGGCCCAGCGCGACGGGGAGCGGAGCCACGCGCCCCGGCCGGCGCCGGCCGGGGCGCTGCTGGCCGCGCTGGCCTACGCCACGCCGGGGCTGCCCGCCGTGAAAGCGGCCAAGGGGAGCATCACGGCAGACTCGGTGTCGAGCACCACGGGCACCACGATTGTCAACGGGAATACCAGTTCCGTGCTCGCGGCCGGCGTGCCCTACCTGGTGATCGGGGTGGCGGCGATGGCGGCCAACGCGCCGAGCGGCCAGAGCATCATCAGCCAGGTGCGGATCGAGGCGAGCGGGACCAATACCGAAGGGATGCGGACCGCGACGGTCAGTGGCGAGCGGACCCTGGTGGCCGTGGAGATCAAGACCGTGGTGGGCACGGGAGCGACGATCAACATCGCGGGGCGGGCGCGGGTGACGGGCGGGACCGGCTCGATCAACGACGCCGTCGTGTTTGGCCTGTGCATCCCGCTGAACGTCATGACGCCGGTTTGACCGGCCGGTCGAGGAGGATCGCATGAGCACACCGAAACCACCGAACCTGGAACGAACGGTGCCGAACGCGTCGGCAGCCAGGGAGGCGGCGCTCGAGGCCGTCGAGGTCATTCACGATACACGCAACCCGGATTCGCCGGGAGCGACCATCGTGGTCAAGGGGGTGCCGGTCATTCGCATCACCCGGGGTGACGGCGAGAGCGACGAGACCTTCCAGCGCTACGTGACCAACGCGCGGCTGGCGGCGGCCGAGACGGCCAAAGCGCTGATGCCGGCGGATCCGTTGGGGTAGAGCGGTGAGCCGGACCGCGCTCTGCTGCCAGCGCCCCGAATGCCATGCGTTGCTCGGGTACGTGCGGGCATCGGGGAATCTGGTGCTGCTGCGGGGAATTGAGCGGGACAGCGAGCGAGAGCGGGGTGTCTGGTGGCTGCGATGCCCGGCGTGCGGGAGCGAGCGGCGGTATGCGCTGCGGCGGACGGCGTGGCTCAAGCGGGCCGCGTGAATGATGGATTCGTTGCTCCTGTGCTGGCGTTGATAAGCCACTCACCGACGCCGTGGCGCGATTGTCAATATTGACACGGTTGCCACGCGAGCACACAATGGGGCCGCACGAGCGGTATCAGCCGCTGCGACAGGAAAGGACGAGTGGCGATGCCCGCATTCACCGCCACGACGAACGAACCAATTCTCGCGTTCACGGGGCAACAAGTAGAGCGCCTAACAGGGTTGACGCAACGGCAGCTCCGGTATTGGGAGACGAGCGGCGTGTTTAGGGCTACCTACGTCGACGAAAGGCCGCATCGTCCCTACCGTCGAATCTATTCATATCGCGACCTCGTCAGCCTTAGGGCCCTCGCGCTCTTTCGAAACCGATTCCGTATTTCACTCGAGGAGCTGCGTCGAGTGGGAACCTATCTTGCTCAGTTTGACGAAGCGCCGTGGGCATCTCTTCAGATTCGTGTAACCAATGATCGCCACCTCGTTTTCCGCGATCCGGCTTCCGGCGAATGGGCTTCCGGTTCGAGGTTTGGGCAAGGCGTAATGGAAACGATTCTCTTGGAAGACGTGCATCGGGACACGTTGCCACTGCAACAGCAGTTGCGTGAGCGGAACCCAGCAGACGTTGGAAAGATCACGCGTCATCGACACATCGCACACAATGCATGGATTATTGCCGGAACTCGCGTGCCGACCCGCGCTATTTGGAGTTTCCACGAAGCCGGCTACACACCGGAAGAAATTCTCCGGCAATACCCACACGTCACACTCATCGATATACTTAAGGCTATCGAACACGAGAACGCGTTGCGCGAAGCCGCCTAACTGTGTCCGCGCCGCCGATGCGGTTTCTCACCGATGAGAACGTTGCTGACAATGTCGGCGAGTGGTTAAGAGCTCGTGGATATGAGGTATTTGTTGCTCGGGATGTGGTTGCACGGGGATCACCGGACGAGCTACTCGCTTTTTTGATTGAGGTTAATGGTCTTATTATTGTGACGCACGACAACGATTTCAAGCAGCTGCGGCGCACGCTTCCGCAAGGGCAACGAAATCGCGTCACCAATGGTGCAGGGCGCATCAGCCTCTCGGTGCCCGAAGCGCGTGTGGTCGGCCGGCTGGAGCAGGTCTGGGACATTGTGGAGTTTCAATATGCTCGCGCTTGGTCACGTAACCAACGTCTCGTCCTCACAATCACTCTGACCGGGCATCACGCACGGGATCACGTCGAAAGCTGAATCGATCCGAGGATCCTCCCTGCTACACTCGATTGTGCATCACCGTCCGAAGCGGTGAAGCACGCTCGCGGCGATCAGGTTTCGGCCTGGTCGCCGTTTTCATAGCCCCGCAGCGGGATGCCGAGCTCCCGCGCCTTTTCCCGGATGACCCATTCGAGCACCTGCGTGACCCCGATCCCCTGCATACGCGCGATCTCGCCGAGCAGCCGGCGGGCCTCGTCGGAGAGGCGAAACGATGTCGGCACGGCTCGCTTTTTCCCCATGATTCCGCTCCTTTTCACGCCGAAATGCTTGACGTGTAGCGCATTATGCACTACAATAGAGGCATGAAGCAAGAGCGTGCTTCACCGACAGTCGCCGGCGGACTTCGGACCTCCGCTGGCCCCACCGGACAGGAGTCCACGATGCAGCTGATGTTCGATGTTCCCGGCCACATCACCCTCGCCATGGTCAGCCGCCCGCTCGCCGGCGAGACCCCGGAGCAACGGGTGATCCGGCTGGCGATGAAGGCGGTGATCGAAGGCGTGACCCTGATCGGCAGCGTGCGGCGCCGCTGCCTGGCCACCAGCAGCCGGGACGGCAACGTGTACTACGCGGTCAATGTGCCGGACGCCACCTGCACCTGCGAGGGGTTTGCCCACAGCGGGATGTGCAAGCACCTGGCGCTGGCGCTGGTCGAGCGGGTGCTCTCGCCTGATCCCGCCACCCCGGCCGCGAACGCCGCCTAGGTCGATCTCAGCGGGCCGGAGATGACCCGGCCCGCTCGCCTCCTCGCCACGAAAGGATCCGGCCATGTCCGCATACGTTGTCTCCTCCGCCCACATCGATCTGCTGATCAGCGCCGCGCTCTACCTCGACCCGATGGAGCACGGGATGCTCTACGCGGCCGCCGCGCACCGGTTGACCAGCAGCAACGCCTCCGAGACCGGCCGCATGCTGCTGCGGGAGAACATCGCGAGCGTTTCGTACCGCTATCCCGACTGCCCGCCCGATGCACTGCCCGGACCGGTGCCGACGCCCGATCCGGAGACGTACGACGTCCGGTTCTGGCCGCTCGCGTCGCTGGAGCCGGTCGCGGTGCTCAAAGCGATCCACGCCTACGCGTACCAGAGCAGCGAGCACCCCGGCTGGTTAACGAGTCAGGCCAAAGCGTTTTGTGACGCACTGACCGTCAAGGCGATCTGCCAGTTGCCCGGGTACGAGGATGCGGCGTGGTCGATCGCGGCCTGAGCGGCGAGGCGGCCGGCCTGATCTGCTAAACTGGCCAGAACAGATGCGGTGGTTTCGGGCCGCCGGTTCGCGCAGGGATGCGCGGCCGGCGGCCATTTTTGTTGGAGCGGATGGATGAGCAATCGGGACCACACGGCGCTGGCGGTGGGCGCATCGATCGCCATTGTGTTCACCCTGTCGGCGGCGGCGGTGGGGCTGGAGGTCGCCGACTCGCCGAACACCATCGCCCTGATGACCCTGCTCGGCACCCTGATGATCACGCCGGTGCTGGGCGTGCTCTTCCCGCTGATCCGGGGGGTCAACAAGGCCGCCGCCACCGGTGAGGAAACGGCCAAGGGGGTCAAGCAGATCCGGCAGCAGCTGAACGGCGAGCTCGACGCGCGGCTCCAGCAGGCCGTCGAGCGCGGCACGCGGCCGATCACCGAGCGAATCGCTCGGCTGGAGACGGACGTGCGGGACCTGCGGGGCCGCGTGGATCGGCTGGCGACCTGCGACACCCAGGAGGACTGACATGGCTACCAACTGGCGAATCTCCGGTGACTGTTCCTTCGAGGCCTTCCGGGACTCGCTGCCGGCGGCGTCGATCCTGCGGCCCGAAGCGCGCGCCTGCTGGGAGGCGGCGCGGCCGGTCTCCCGGCTGATGCGGGGCATGCTCCAGGCCGAGAGCTCGGGCGGCATCGACTTCGCCGCGGTGCCGGCCGGGATGAAGAACCCGCTCAACCTCAAGCAGCGGGGCGGTGGGTCGTTCATGGCCTTCGCCTCAGTGGCCGACTGCATCCAGGAATGGAACGAGCGGATCCACGATCCCGGGTATGCCTACAAGGACACCCAGTCAGTCGGGGACCTGATCAACGTTTACGCGCCGGGCTATGACAACAACAACGTCGCCCAGTACGTCCGGACAATCGAGCAGTACTTCACCGCGCTGCCGTTGATCGGCGACACCGTGCCGCCGCCGAGCCCACCGCCGGCGCAAAGCCAGATCGTGTACGGGCGCGTTCCCAGACCGGCGATCCTGGACATGATCGTGACCAAGGCCGGGCCGGGCAATGGGTATTTCCAGGTGGCGCCCCGGATGCCGGTCGGCGGGGTCCGCCACTGCACCGATGGGGAGCAGACGCTCGAGTGGTATCGCGGGTTCGTCTCCGTGGGTGGGGAGCGCCACGCGGACGCCCTCTGGGACTTCACGATTGACAAGGCGGGCCGGATCGCCATGTTCAACGATCCGTTCGGGGTGCGGTCCGGCTGGGCCAACGGCAATACCCAGGGGCTCGAAGGCGACGGCCCGGCGTTCGTGGAGCGGTTCGGGGTCAACGCGGTCAATGACCGGCTCTTCTCGGTCGAGCACATCCTGCGGTCGCCGGCGCGCCTGACCGATCCCCAGCTCGAGGCGAGCATCGCGCTCTGGGCGTGGCTGTTCGACGGGGCGAGCAACCACCCACGCGGGATCGATCTGCGGGTGCCGTACACCAGTTACCCGGTCAATCCGAGGTTTGGGCTCGTGACCGACTTCGAGCACCGGGAGTTCACCGGCAAGGGCGGCAACTCCAACAACGAATGCCCGGGCGCCGGGGTGCGCGACCAGGTCGATGAGCATCAGGCGGGCGTGAAGGCGCTGCTCAAGCAGCACCAGCTGGTCGGCGGCATCGTGGTGCCAGAGCCCGAGCCGCTGCCGCTCTACCCGCCGGGCATGACGCAGGCGCTGGCCAGCCGGCTCTACGGGACGCTAACGGTGCCGTGGGCGAGCCAGCCGTTCCGGTTCGATCCCAGCCGCAGCGAGTGCCAGGCATGGCTCGCCCACATCTGGGCGCAGCTGAAGCCGACCGAGCGCTACACCAAGGCCCGGATCGGGCGACTGGTTGATGTCATCCGGCGCGGGGACGGCAGCCGGCTGTTCCGGTGGAGCGACGGGTTCCAGGCCGAGCAGGCGCCCCGGGCCTTGTGACGTGAGTCCGTTTGAGTGGACGGCGCTCATCGTCGCCGTCGTGATCATCGTGGCCGTGCTCGGCCAGCAACGGGAGGAGTGAACCGTGATCATTCGTCGCAATCGTTTCCGGTTTCTGCGCATCCTCGGCCTGTCGCTCCTGCTGCTGATCGGTCTGGTGACCGGCGCGGCGGCGCAGGAGAGCGCCGTCATCCCCGACACCAACGTCGGCCGCTGGAGCTTTCTGGTCGGCACCTTCCTGCCGCTGGCGATCGCCGTGGTCAACCGGCAGCGGTGGAGCAGCCAGGCCAAGGGGCTGATGACGTTCGCGGTCAGCACCGCCGCGGCCGCCGGCACGAGCTATTTTGCCGGCGAGCTTACGGCCTCGGATCTGGTGACGAGCTTTCTGATCGTCTTGGTCTCGGCGACGGTGACCTATACGACCTTCTGGAAACCGAGCGGGATCGCGGAGTCGGTGGAAGCGAAGACCGGATAGAGCAGAGATTTGTTATAGAAAGAGCCCCTGGAAGGTGCCGTGCGCTTCCAGGGGCCCGTTGGATTAGCGAGAGTGCGAGTCGATGGGTACGAGGATCGGGAAGGCCTTGCGGCCGTATTGCCGAGCGTAGATGCGCGTGCCGTCAGGAAGCGTTGTCGACGCCCTGAAGATGATTTTGTAACCTTCAGGCGGGACCAGATAGAACTTTTCAGCCACGAGTTAAACCTCCGTATCGATCGTTACCGAACTCCGGAGGCACCTCTTGCGGCGAATCTCCCGCCACGCTATGATGGCGGTGCTTTCGAATTCTGAGTCCCCACGGCGGGATTCCGAACGGGCTCGCGGTCATAACGCGAGCCCTTCGCCGTTAAAGTGCCCCTATATCTCTCAAGCGGTAGAGCATGGCTTCCTTCGACACCTTGAAGATGTCCGCCAGCTCTACCACATCGAGACCAACTGATTGGATCGCCATTCGCAGAGTGACGCCTGGGATCAGGAATCGCGAAGCAAACACATTTGCCTGGCATTCCGGATCCCGATACGACGGGATGTCGCGCCTGCGCCGAAACAGCCCTTCCGACTTACCCGACACCAACGCTTCCGTGATCTGGCGAGAGTGAAGCACCGCATGCCCGCATTCATGTGCCGCAGTGAATCGATCTCGACGGTTGCCGGCATGCATTCCTTCGTACGTTGCCAGTGGAAGATGCAGACGAGGCGGATCGCCGTTCTTGCGGGGAATAAGGACGCCTTCGACGTCCATTGGAAGATCCTCCCGGACATTCAGTTCGATGCCCAAGTGGTGAGAAAGACCGATCTCGATGAAGTGCTCCACCGGCGTTGGCGTCGGTGAGGTCAAGCAATCAGGGTACATGAACGCCAAGACCTTGATTGTGTGTCGTTCGATCGCCGCCCAGCTGGTGGGCTTCACCTGTTGAAGGGTCTCAACCACCACAGTCCTCCTTTACTGAGAGAGCGCCTTCAGAATTCGCTTCATGTCGTCATCCGTCAGCGAAGTCCACCTGCGCCGTAAGGCGTGCGCCAATTCGGCCTGGACTTCTTCTCCGACTGGCAACTCAACGACTTTGACGTCAGACTCGGCCTCCTCAATAAACTCCTCGGGGTTGACTCCAATGAGCTCCGCCCACCGGCGCAATCGGTCTGAAGAAGGCGGGTTCCGATAGCCTTGCTCGATGTCGCTCACATAGGCAGACGAAAACTCGAGCGCATCGGCAACAGCCTTCATCGTGATGCCTTTATCCAGTCGAATCTTTCGCGCATAGCCTCCAAACTTCGCTCCCATGGCGTGCCTCCGTGGCGAATGGGTTCCACAAACGTTGGGAATCCCAGATGCGGCCCAACCCTCCACCGACCGCATCGGAAGCTATCTTAGCTTGAACAGCTAACGATGTCAAGGGGACGAGTATGGCTTACCGATTCCACTCCTTCGAGTATCGTTACACTATGCCCCGCCTCATCTCACGGCCATCCCGTCACCCTCGAGCAAGCCGAGCTCATCGTCGGCCATTACGCCGCGGACGCCGGCGAGCTGATTGCCTGCTTCGGGATCATCCTCAAGGCGCGCGGACACCGCGTGGACCACACCCTCATGTTGACCAGAATAGGCGCGTCAGATCGAGCCCAGGAGGGAACGCGCCGCCTGCCGCAATGTCGGCGGGCGGGACGGCGTACCGATCGCAAAAGAGAGGAGCGCATCACGTCATGGTGCGGGCCACGAGCCGTCCGACGGCCGCGATGAGGGCGTCGAGCTCGAAGGGCTTGCGCAGAAAGTCTTCCCCGGCGCAGCAATGGCGCGGCGGATCGATCACGAGCACCAGCAACGGAAGGTGGAGATGGGCCGCGGTTGACAGCCAGTCGATAAGCTGCTCGTCGCCCGCTGATGCACCGATATCGGTATCGACCACAAGCGCATCGACGGCCTCAACGCCCGTCGCCTGGACCAACCGGCGGGCGTCGCTGGTGTCCACTACCGTATGACCTTCGTCGCGCAGGATCTCCGCCAGCACCGCCCGGATGTCTGCATCTGGGCCCACGACTGCAATTCGTGCCATATCGATCAACTCGTGTGCCGCACCGAAGCGTGCCTGTCATTGCCGGGCGGGGCTGCGAATTCCATGCCACGGTTCTCGCCGGTCGGGATCACCGACCTCGGCGCGACGCCGCCGGTGACCGCGATCCACGCGGCCGGGCTACCAGAGCCCCTCGCCGCCAGCCGGCCCATCGAGCAGGATCTGCGCGGCCAGACGGACCTCCCGGAGCTCCGCCAAGAGCGTGGCCGGCACCTCGGCGATCACCCAGTTATCCGGACTGCCGGCGATCAGCGCCTCGAGCTCCGTGGTGAGCGCGAGCAGCCGCCCGGCCGAAATGCCATACCGATCGGGTGGGATCGCGTAGATGAATGCGTCGAGCAGCAGTGTCCGCATCATCTCCACTAACGCGATTGGCCAAATCACGACGTCGCGATCACCGTGACGCTCCATTGCGTCGCGTCGTCCGACGGGCACCGTGGTCCTCCTTGAACATCCTCGTGTACATCACCGGGGAGAAGCATGGCGGGGTCGTCGAGCCGGCCCGCGAGCTGCGTCAGCGCAAGAGGGGTTCGTGCCGGCCGGAGTCCCAGATGTACCATGACACCTCGCCCTCGTCGAGCGGAAGGTGGGCAAACTCGGGATGCGCCGCGAGCACCTCCTCGCGCGCCCGACGCAGGAGCCACCGGCGGATGGTCGCCGCGGAGGCGCGCGTGCCGGGGTCGCTTGCCTGCGCGAGCAGGTCCCGAACCGGCACCGACATGATGAGCGAGACCGGTCCGTACGCGGTGTCCCGCAGCGTCGCCCAGATGCCGACCTCGCCCGTATCGGGATGGATGGCACGCGCGGGGATGACCCCGATCACGACGCCGGCGGCGGTTTTCAGGGGAATACTGGGCACCGCTGGTTCTCCTCTCGGCTCGCGGGGGCCATGAACCGCGCGTCATGGATGCGTGGGGCGCAGAGGGCGTGCGCCTTTTTAGGGTAGTGGCGCGGCGTCACAACCGCATGCAGGCTTGATAGGGGCGGTGTCGCAATCGCGCAACAGATCGCGCCGGCCGGCGAACCGGTGAGGAGGTGCCCGCCCTCCTGGCAAGGTTGCGGCAAGACCAGGAGGGCGAACCGCACCCTGCACACAATGAAGGGCGCGTGCGGCGGCTGATGCACAACAGGGGCCACCACGCACGCCCGTGCCCGGTGGCCGGGGTGCGTCGGACTCGGTGAGGCGGTCAATGCACACCACCCGCCGGCTGGAGGGCTCAGCCGGCGGGTGGGCGCTGCGCACCGATCGATTGTGAGAGGAGCGCATAATGACGACCTGCACAATGGTGGCCACGGATGGTTCAGTGTGGCGATTCGTTCTGGCATACTTCGCTTGTTCACCAGCACCGATCGGTTGAGAGGAGCAGGAGAACACCTGCCCCGTTGTGCGAGTTCCCTCTGAGGGTACCGATCGGCTTGCCGACGCACAACGGGCGTTTTGTTTGTCGGGCAAGGCGATTGATGAGAGAACGGATGTTCGTGTACACTTACGGCTGGGCGAGCAGCCAGAGCGCCGCCGCGCCACCGGGAACCAGGTCACACCAGTGACCGGACCGGCTCGCCCGCCAACTCCGATGCCCCTCTCAGCGCCGTCTCGATCATTCGAGACGGCGCTGTTCATCACGTGAGCGATGCGCGTGCCACCGGTCATCCCACCCCGCGGCCAGCCCATTACCCTCGAGCAGGCGGACGCTATCCTCGCAGAGCATGCCGTCTTCGCCGGCGAACTCGCAGCCGGCGTGGCCGTCGCCTTACGTGACGCCGGCCGAATCGTCCACGGCTGGACCGTCCTCACCGCTGCACAGTTAGTGCGCGCCTGGCCCGCCGAGCTCGACATCGCGCCGATCGCCTTTGTCCATTACGCGCCGTCGCAGAGCATTCCGTTCGACGCCGTGCAGATCCGGCTCGATAAGATTTCCGGGATGGTCTTTGTTTGGGATGGGCGCGGGGTGCTGGGCTAGTGTCGCGTCCCGGGATACGGTAGGCTAGAACATCCATTCGGTTTGGTGTGTGGAGGTGGCACATGGCACGGTCGTCGGAGCGGGACCGCACGCGGCGCGGACAGGGGTCCGGCGGCGCCTACCAGCGTTCATCCGACGGCCTGTGGGTGGCCTCGCTCGATGTTGGCTGGGACGGTGGCAAGCGCAAGCGCAAATACTTCTATGCCAGGACGGAGGCCGACGTCCTCGCCAAACTGGCCCTCGCGCGGGCGGACCAGCTCCGCGGCAAAGACATCAATCCCGATCGCATCAGCGTCGCCGACTTCCTTTACCAGTGGTTGGAGGATGATGTCCGGCCGAACGTTGAGCCGCGCACCTATGAGAGCTACGAATCGATCGTTCGGCTGCACCTGATCCCGGAGCTCGGCCGCCATCAGCTCGTCAAGCTCACCCCTCGCCACGTGCAGACCTTACTTCGAGTGAAACGGGATGCCGGGCTCTCCCCGCGGACCGTTGCGTACATCCGGACCGTGCTCAGAATCGCGCTCAGCCGCGCCGAACGCTGGGAGCTCGTGCCGCGCAATGTCGCCGATCTCGTGGACCCGCCGAAACAACGGCGCATCGAGATCACGCCCTGGACACCAGACGAGGCGATGCGGTTCCTCGACGTCGCTCGTCAGGACCGGCTTGGCGCGCTCTTCACGGTGGCGCTGGCGATCGGCCTGCGGAAAGGCGAGGCGCTCGGGCTGCGGTGGGATGACGTCGATCTCGAGGCCAGACGATTGACCATCCGGCACCAACTGCAGCGGAGTAAGACGCACGGGCTCGTTCTCAAGGCGCCCAAGACCGAACGGAGCCGGCGCGCTATCGCCCTCCCGGACCAGGTCGTCACCGCCCTTCGCCAGCATCGGATCCGGCAACACCAGGAGCGCTTACGCGCCGGCGCGCGGTGGGTCGATTCGGGGTTGGTGTTCACGACCTCGATCGGCACCCCGATGGAGCCCACCAACGTCAATAAACGGTTCGCGGCGCTCGTCGCGGCCGCCGGCGTGCCCCGCCAGCGATTTCACGATCAGCGGCACTGGTGTGCGACGCTCCTCCTGGCACAAGGCCTGCCGCCGCGGCTCGTGATGGATTTGCTGGGCCACACGCAGATCAGCACCACCATGGACCTCTATGGGCATGTGCTCGACGAGGATCGGCGGCGCGGCGCGGATCTCATGGATGCCCTCTTCACGAGGGAAAAACGCACCTCGTCCAACGGCTAGGCTGCAGAAGTGGCTGCACGACAACAACAAACGGCCACTCGCGAATAGGCGAGTGGCCGTGTTTCTCCCGAGGCGTCGGGCTTTTTCTTTGGCTGGGGTGCAGGGATTCGAACCCCAACTACCTGATCCAGAGTCAGGCGTCCTACCGTTAGACGACACCCCAACAGCGGCAAGCAGCATACCACGCGCGGTCACGGAAGATCAATGTCGGGCCTGGTCAGCGGGCGATGGCCGGGTCCCGAAAGCGGACGACGTCGACATGATCGAGATCGCCGGCGAGGCAGGCGAATCCTGCGGCAACCGTATTCCGGGCCAGTACCAGCGCGGTCACCGGGCCGGTGCCACCCGGGACCGGCGTGATGGCGCTCGCCACATCCAGGATCTCTTCGTAAGCGGCATCCCCGACCATCTGACCATCATCGAGCACGTTCACGCCGAAGTCGATGACCACCGCGCCGGGAGTGATCATGTCGGCCCGCAGCAGGTGCGGCGAGCCGGCCGCCATGCAAATGATCTCGCCGCGCCGCGTGTGCGCTGCCAGATCGCGGGTGTGCGTGTGGCAGATCGTCACCGTGGCGTGCCGCTGCATTAACAGGCTGGCCAGCGGCCTGCCCACCACATTGCTGCGTCCGACCACGGTCACATTCTTGCCGTCGAGGCCGATCCCGTAATGGTCGAGCAGCTCGATACCGCCCTGGGGCGTGCTCGGCCGCAGTGAGGGGAGTCCCATGTGAAGGCGACCGGCGTTGGTGGGCGTAATGCCATCGACATCCTTCAGGGGGGAAAGGTGCTCGAGGATCGTTTCCGCTCGAAGGTGAGCTGGAAGGGGCATGAGCGTGAGCACGCCTGTCACCGTTTCATCGTTGTTCAACGAAACGAGGGTGTCGATCAGGTCGGCTTCGGTCGTGTTCTCCGGAAGGTCGATCGGGTGATGGGCGATGCCGACTCGCTTGAACGTGCGCACGATCGACGCCCGGTACGCTTCCGAAGACGCATTCGCGCCGACCAGAAGGGTCGCCAACGCCGGAAGTCGGCCGCCCTGCGCCGTGAGCTGGGCGATCGATTCCGTCACCGATTCCCGCAGTGACGCGGCAACCTCGGATCCCTTCAGTATCTGCGTCGTCACGCGCCGCGTCCTTCCCGCTCACGTCGCCGGCCACCGCCAGTTGCGGGCAGTGTCTCGCCCGGCGAATGACCCGGCATCCGGGCCTACCGAACCTGCCCGTTCTCAACCGTGACTATACCGGAAACCTCACGATTGGCCGCGGAATGACCGAGAGCGTGCCAGTCGCGA